GAACTCCGCTTGCTGGTACGCAATCGTGTTATCGTCATCGTCCAAGACAACAACAACCGCTACTGGTTGTTAGGCTCTGCCAACGGCTTGGAAGCAACCGCTGGAACCGCTGGAAGTGGTACTGCCTTTGGCGACCGAAACGGCTACGAAATAACGCTTTCCGGGATGGAGCCTGACCCGATGTTCTCGATTGCATCCACAGTCTTTTCACCATCGACTGCACAGATACTCGGCTCGTAGTATCTTTGGCTTAGGTTTTCATCATCTGAGGTTTGGGAGGGGCAGTCAGCAATGGCTGCCCTTCTTATTTTTACGGCCATGAAGATTTGCATTGTCTACAACGCCCATCCAACCGGGTGCAGTTATTACCGCCTTGAAATGCCGAACGCATACTTGGGCGACAACTACCCAGAGTTCGATTACGTCTGCGTTGAGAACATCACCACGATTAGCGACGAGGGGCTTCGTTCGATAGACCTGTTCCTGTTCAGCAGGCTTTGGTGTCAGGGAACCATGGAGCAAGTCGAAAATGTTTACAAAGCCCTCACTCAATTCGGAGCCAAAGTCATCCTTGACTTGGACGATTATTGGGTATTGGAATCGGGCCACATCATGTATAGGCACTACCATCAAACCAAACTCGCAGAGGTCATCCGTAAGCACATCAAATTAGCCGATTGGGTTACCTGTACCACCGAGCACCTTGCCTCTCGCATACGGCCTCTAAACGCCAATGTGAGCATTCTACAAAACGAGCCATACGAAGCCTATCAGCAGTTCATTCCCAACCCCGAAGAGGAACCTGACAAACACTTGGTAAAGTTCGGTTGGTTCGGTGGGGCGCAGCATGGCGAGGACATGGAGTTGCTACGAGAAGGGATGCAGAAGTTACGCTGGGACGCAAACCTTGACGGCAAGTACAGGCTCTACCTCGGAGGGTGGAATGACAATAACCCCGTGTACGAAGGGTACGAGAAAATCATCAGCGACCAAGGGAACAACCCGAACTACGGACGCATTCAGGCTGCTGACATCTACTCCTACGTCGGGGGCTACAATTTTGTGAACGTAACGCTTGCACCGCTCCGAGATACCAAGTTTAACAAACTGAAATCCGAGTTGAAGGTGGTTGAGGCAGGGTGGATGAACAAAGCCATCATCGCATCCGAAACCATCCCCTACACCGATGTCATCCGACACGGAGAGAACGGGTTCTTGGTTCCTTACAACAAGCCGAAAGATTGGTACAAGTACATCAAGCAGTTAATCCTTGACCCCGACCTTCGTAAGGGCTTGGCTGACAACCTCACGAGGGACATCAAAAAGCAGTTCAACGTGGCCGAAACCGCCAAGAAGCGGGCCGAACTATACAGGCAGATTGGGCGCAAATTGTGAAATTCGGGGGCATCGCACATTTACAAGCAGATGCTTTACCTGAACCCTGACACGACCAACACCCTGACGGTTACTTGGACCGAGCGAGCCAGTACTGGGGACCGCTACATCTTGCGACTCACAAGCATCGCCAAGAACACGACGACCGATTTCACCCTGCTGAAATCAGCCAACCTTTCCAACTATACCAACCGCTATGACCAATTTCAGATTGCCGTGGGGTCGCTTGAAACAGGCTCGTATAAGTATGAAGTTTACGATACCAATAGCACGGTTGCCGCTGCTTTGGCGGTCGTTGAAACGGGCTTGGCATTTGTACAAACCGCAACGATAGGCTTCAATACCTACGCCAATTCAATCACTTACAACACCTTCCTCGCATCCAACGTGAGGGTATTCGATTCAACCTTTGACTCAACTTTCGCATAATGAGCGTACAAACACGAAGCGACCTCCAAGCGAGCGCCTTAACCATCACCAACGAAACCGCTGCCGGGGCCAACACCGCATCCCGTGTGGGCGGTCTATTCGACGACCTTGCTGACACCGCAACGCTTGATATCGAGCGTGGCTATGCTTCGGTTGCTACGACTGCTGATAGGTCATTTGTAACGACCAATAATGCTTTTGACAAATTACTGATTCAAACAGGCAACAACATTCTATCAACCAACAACTTTTCGAGAGTTGCAACAATTGCGGGGCCATCAATCACCTACACGGGGACGCTATCCGCTGCAATTAGGGTGAGTGCAAATTTAACTTTTAGGGGGGCAAATGGCGATGATTACGTTTGGGCTATTTACAAAAATGACGTACAAATCAGCTCATCTGAAGCACTAGTTACTTTGAGCCATACCGAAGGCCATCAAGTAGTTTTGGAAACCTTTTTGATAGCAAATACCAATGATGAATTTTCAATCTATGTAAAATCAATTGATGGTGTTAGGACGATTACCATCTCATCCATCAGTTTTAATGCTCACACGCTATGAGTAATAAATCTACTCAACACTTTACCCAATGGTTGGGGATAGAACATAAGGTCCCCGTGATGCTGGAGAATCGCTCCGGCAAGTACATCACCTACGGCTTTGCCAACGAATACCCCTACTACCTGCTGGACAACTATCGCAGGAGCAGCAAGCACAACGCTATCGTCAACGGCAAGGTGAACTATATCATGGGCGGTGGATGGCAGGCAGGGGATGACTTGACCGTGGAGCAACAGGCCCGGTTCATCAAGTTTTTCGATGGAATGTCAAGCACCGAGGACCTGAACGACATCACGGAGAAACTGGTCTTGGACTTAGAAATCTTTAACGGCTTTGCGGTTGCCGTTACTTGGTCCAAGTTGGGAACCATCGCCAAGATGGAGCATGTCCCGTTTGAAAAAATCCGTGTTGACAAGGAGGAGAAAATGTTTCAGGTGGCTGACTGGTACAACGACGACATGATGCAGTTGTTTCCAAAGGTTGGGGACATCGAGAAAATCCCTGCATTCGACCCGGAGAATCGCCTCGGAAAGCAGTTGTTCTACTATCGTGTGTACGCTGCTGGCGTGAAGCACTATCCTCTCCCCGAATACATCGGAGGCAATGCTTGGATTGAAGCAGATGTGCAGGTCGCCAACTTCCACAACAACAACCTTCGCAACAACTTTTGGGGCGGATACTTGATAAACTTCAACAACGGCATTCCGACACCTGAAGAACAGGGCGACATTGAGCGTCAAATCAAACGCAAGTTTTCGGGAACCGACAACGCTGGTCGCTTCGTTGTAACCTTCAACGACGATGCAGCCAAGGCCCCGACTTTGGAACCGCTCACTCCGAGCGACATGGATAAGCAGTTTGAGATACTGAACAAAGCCATTCAACAAGAAATCTTTATCGCACACCGTGTAACCAACCCCATGCTATTTGGAGTCAAGACCGAAGGCCAATTAGGTGGTCGCAACGAATTAGTAGAAGCCTACGAACTATTCAAGGCCACCTACGTCAACGACCGGGTGCAGAAGGTGGAAAGAATGATAAACTACTTGGGGTCTTTTAACGGTGTGGAAGGCATGGAGTTGATTCCTACCAACCCCATCAATGAGCAGTTGAGCGAACAAGCACTCCTTCAAGCCATGACCCCAGCAGAACTGCGTGAGAAAGCGGGTTTGCCACCGATTGAAATAAAGACCGAATCAAGCGTCCAAGACGTTATCACGGCTATCAATTCACTCTCTCCGTTGGTTGCCAACAAGGTCTTGGAATCCATGTCAGCCAACGAAATCAGGGCCTTGGTGTCCTTGCCTGCAAAGGCAGAGGGTTCGGGTCTTGCAGGAGCAACTGCAGCCGTAGAGGTCAGCCCTGAACCTACTGCACCGCAAGGCTTGGCATCAAACGACAACATCAAAAAGTTGTCGGGCAGGGAGTATCAAAACCTGATGCGAATCGTGCGTCAGTATATGCAGGACAAAATCACGTTGGAAATGGCTCGGACCATGCTCTCGGCTGGATTCGGTCTGTCTGCCCAAGAGATTGACACGATGCTCGGAGTGCAGGTCCAAGAGTTTAGCGAACCGACTTGGGGCGAAGAAGACGACGAGGACTACGGATGGGGCGAGGAAGAATTTAAGGTCTTGGAAGTGGTTGCAAGTAAGTTCGGATGCCATGCAGACGATTACCATGTGATGCACTCCAAGCCGATGCGGTTCGATGCCAACATCGACGAAAATATCCGATTGGCCTTTGCCGAACTGGGCGAGGAAGAGGTCGAACTTGATAAGAAGATTGAGGCTTACCGCAAGAAGAACCGGGACGCATCGGTCGAAGAAATGGCCAAGGAATTTGGGGTCAGCAAGGCCAAGGTCGCCAAGCGAGTCGCTTACCTAATCACCAAGGACCGCTACCCAATCAGCAGGGCCGTGGACAAGATTGCCGAGCAGAACCTGCCCAAGAACGTGAAGGAAGTGGCCGAGCCAGTACTGGAAGTCCGCTACAAGTACGCATGGGCGACAGGGTTCAGCAACAAGGACAAAGGCTCCAGCCGTGAGTTCTGCAAGGTCATGCTGGACTTAGCCGGGCAGGGCAAGGTTTACACGAGGGAGGACATTGACGGGATTTCTGCGATCATGGGCTACTCCGTTTGGAATCGCAGGGGCGGTTGGTATCACACGCCCAGCGGAGTGAATCGCCCCCAATGCAGGCACGTATGGGAGCAGCAGTTGGTAATCCGTAAAGGCAATAAAATCAGCAAGGCATGAAGGCACTCTTTATAAGCGAAGAAACGCTACTGGACAATAGCATCATCAACGAGAACGTATCCTACACGCAAATCCGTCCAACGGTTGTCAAGGTCCAAGAGATGCGGATTCAGCCCATCGTTGGCTCTCCGTTGTATGGGGAACTGGTAAACCAAGTGGTCAGCGGTTCAACCTCTGCCCTGAACCAAACGCTGCTGGAGGACTACATTCAGCCTGCAATGATTCAATGGCTTTACTACG